TCCCGTAGCGGCGGCAACATCATTGGCGCTTAAACCATATTGTTGCATTGCATTTGCAATAGCGGTAGGGTCTCCCATGTTGGCAGATACAAAGCTTGCTATATCGCCACCAGATACACCTTGGCCATAATAGGTTGGCGTGGTATCTGCGGTTGTTACTGGAGTTGTATTGGCAGTGGTTGCTGCTGGAGCAGCGGTAGCCGCAGGAGCCTCCGCAGGAGCAGAAGTACCATAGTTTAAACCACTTAAGTCGCCTGTATAGCCAAGATTCTTGGCAACAGTCGCAGTATCAGCTTGGCTTAAACCATATTTACTGACAATATCTTGTGGATTCAGATGTTGTTGATTGATGTATTGCTGGGCTAAACCATAGTCACCAGCTTGATAGGCAGCCATTATTGGGTCTTGGGGCATTGCTGCGCCGTAGTTTAAACTGCTTAGGTCACCTGTATAACCCAAATTCTTAGCCACAGTTGCCGCATCAGTAGGGCTTAGACCATACTTGGTAACAATGTCTTGTGGGTTTAAATGTTGTTGGTTGATAAGCTGTTGAGCTTTAGCAAAGTCCCCAGCTTGGTATGCCGCCAAAAGAGCATCTGAAGGCGTTTTAGTCCCAGTTTGAGTACCTGTCTGGGTTCCTGTTTTAGTCCCAGTTTGGGTTACTGGAAGAACCATAGCGTTGCCCGAACCTCCCGTTGATGGAGTTACAGAAGGTGTGTTTAAACCCTGCTGCGTCATGGTTGCAGGGAAATTATATTGAGGCAGAGAAGATATGCCTTGTCCACCCATAGTTTGATTGCCTATAGTTTGACCGCCACCAATTCCATTCCAAGGCATGGCAAAGGAAGGGATTGGAGCATTTAACTGATTCTGTGCAATGGCATTGGCCTGCGCTTGGATCATTGCCTGAGCGTTGGCTTGTTGACTAGGATCAGAATAGATGGTGTCTGTGAAATACTGTCTGCCGGGTTGGCCGGGAGTTACAGGGCCAGCAGCGCCGGGGACTTGCATCCTATTGGCTACCAGATTAGGAATAGATGTATTGGAGGCTGGAGTACCACCACCTCCACCAGATCCACCGGACATCAAAGAACCCGCAGCACCTAAAGTCAGGATGCCTTTGTTCTTTTGAATGAAATTAGAAATATCATTAAGAGATGGAAGATTACCTAATAATGTTCCAGTTGCGCTCAAGTTAGTTGGCGTGTATGCGCCTGTTTGGTTTGAACCATAAGCATCAGAATAGCTCTGAGCTGACGCATTAAGGTCACTGATTTCTTTTCTTTGAGCATCAGTTAAACCATCAATGGTCGTATTGTTTAAAGCAGTTTGCTGTGCTGGGGTAATGTTGTTAGTGACAACAGGAGCAGAAACATTGCTTACATCAGCCGGAGCTGTCCAATAATCGGTATTTTGCGTTTCATCCATATCAACCCCTTAGTAATGATGGCAACCCTTTTGAGAGTGCCGTTTTCTGCGCCTCATTGAACTGTGTATACGGATTCACCAGTCCAAAGATATTTTGGTCTATCATTTGCCCCGCTATAACATCTGTTTGGGGGGTAGCTATACCCTGCAATACAGATGGAGCGGAACCTGTCGTTTGAGCCGCTGGGGTTGCAATGCCACTTTGAATGGGTTGTTGCCCATTCGATGATAGTGATTTTATTATATTTGTCGCCTGAGAGGCAACTTTTATATCTGGACTACCAGTCAAACTGGACAAAGCACTCAATGCTCCGGCAGTGTCCCCCTTTTTAAGGGCTGCTATGCCATTTATCACATTTACAGCTTGTGGCGTTCCAGCAGGAAGAATGTCTGTCAGACTGTTTAAACTGTTCAGTACACCAGCAATGTTGCCTTTTTGGGCTGCGTTTACACCGCTTGCCACGTTCTTGGCTGTGTTTAAATTTTCTATGGTGGATGGATCAAGACCCAATTGATTACCAAAACCTGTGGCTGCGGTTAATCCACTAAGGATGGTTCCTGTGTCTAACTTGCCATGAGCCAAAGAATTGGCTGCGTTTACACCAGCAAGAACTGGGGCTACACCGGGAATCATTGAGGCTGCGGCCATGACCAAAGGAGTTCCAGCCCAGCCACCATGTGAGGTATCCTGCACCGAAGCAGATTTACCAGAAGCATCCCACATTGGGGTGTATTTCAGCTTGGATAGATTGCCGTTAGCATCAGCGGGGAACACTGGATTTGATCCAGAATACCCAGATAAATTGCCAGAAGGATCGTAATTGGCGTAAAGCTTGACCGCTGGATCCCATCCTGATGGCGTAGGAATTGGAACCCTAAAGGTATTTGGGTCTGATTCATTCCCGCCCGGTATAAGTTCTACGCCCTTTGGATTGCCTTTGGCTTGAGTATTCTGCGTGTCGATGGAAGGCGGCGCAGACTTGGCTACATCCGCAGGTAATCCCTGAAATGCAGAGTAAGTGGCTAGATCATTATTAGCCCAGACTGGTAGTTTATCTGCCATTAAACAGCCTCCCCGCCACTGATGGTAATGGTTAACCCTGTGTTAGATGCTTTGGCAGAAATGAATGACAGGGTCTGCATAACCTGTACTCCGTTGTAAGAGAACGTAGAGTTAGCAGCTACAGTCTGTGCATAGAATAAAGCATTCTGCGTCCCAGCGCTGAATGTTGCAGGAACAATATGTAGATTAAAAGTTAAAGCACCGCCTGTAGTATTACAAACATCTATTTGTTTTACATAGGTTCTTGTGGGTGTTGTAGGATTTGTAGGCGCAGTATAAAGCGTGGCATAACTAGTTGTTAATGCCGCCTGAGCTATTTGTAAGGGGGTTACATTCTGATAGCTTGCCATTATAGATTCAACCAAATAAGGGTTTGACTAGAAGATACCTGAGACATGCCAACCTGATTGATGTTGTCATTGCTTGTGAAGTACAGGCGAAGAACTTTGGTCAAGCTATCAAAGTACTGCTGATTGTATTCAGCGGGGGGTAATGGTAAGTTAGGCGCTACATTGATGATTGGAATACTCATGTGTTGCCCCTCATTCCATCAGGCTGAATGTCTATTCTTGGTGTACCCAACTGCCATTGCTGACCTAGCTGATTGCCTTCAACTTTAAATATCATTTGCCTGCCACGTACTCGTATAAACACTTGCCCAGTAAATTGCTCAATAGGAGCGGTGGCTGTGCGGGTAATGGTTGCTACGTTGCTACCACCTTGAGACTGCGGTGAGTTATAACCTGATCCAGAATTTTGCATGGGAATTAGGGTCATGTTCACAACAGGGTTAGACGTTGTTGATTTACGGAATGTAATGTCTGGCACTATCCGTTTTACAAAACCAAATTTAGCTCCATCGTCCACATCAAATTCTGCGGATGTGATGTATGAATCTATAGCTGTAGCTGTGCCTGTTGTATTGTCATCCAAACCATACTCATGGTAGACCAGCGTATTTCCATAAGTTGCATTTGGCACGGCGGCCAATGGATAAGTCAATAACGTAGAATCAATCCACGCAGTTCTATTCATAGAGCCATAAAACCAAATATCGTCTTGGTAGTTGTAGACCACATATTTATCAATGGCTGTACTATTGGCAGAACAATAAAACCACCATATCTCGTTATAACCCTCATTGGTTCCAGCAAAGAATTGTTGGGTTTGGCTAAGATTAATATCCGCATAGATATACTCACGCAGATCACAACGCAAAGTAGATGTTCTACCATCGTATTTGTAAAATTTATCGATCCCCATCCAATAGGATGTACCAGAAGCCAAAACAGCTACGTTCTGACCCATGATGGAGATGTTGTCTCCAACAATGTTAGACCCCCAAACGCCGGGAGTTCCTATGTATTGGAAAGAATAGACTGAAGTATCCGTCCAAACAATAATCTCCTGCCTGTTTTGTACGCAAGTAACAATCTGGGATCCACGGGATAGCCTAATATCTCCAGCCTGATTGGTGGCCGCAGGAGTCCACATGGTTACAGATTCTTGATCTGACCAACGAACCAACATAGGATCCTGCGTGGCACTTCCCAATGGGTTACAGCCAAATGCAAAAACAAAGCGACTAGCATCGGAAACAAAGATAAAGTTAGTAATAGTCGGTACATCTGAAGCACCTGACAGAGAACTTACATATACCCCACGGGAAGCTACAGTTGTAGTGGCATCCCAATAAAAGATAGATCCACCACGTGGAGAGAAAATCAGATTCTGGCCAAAGTTAGCTTGACTCCATAATCTTAAAGCGGTTACAGATGTAGCACCATTACCCCAAGTACCAAATCCCCAAGGGCCAGCTCCCCAGCCTACAAGAGGAGTTTCAATTGCTTGACCTACATTGATCTGATAGGCTGCCCCAACTGAACCGCCGTGGCCAGTATCAGATGCATTGGAAGTTACCGTAGCTCCGCTTGTGTTTTTGGCAGCGAATGTAAAGACTGTATCGCTGGTAACGATAATCTGATATTCCTGATTCAGCACCGCAGCGGTGATATTTCCACCTAATCCTGTAGCTCCGCTGAACGTGACAAAGTCTCCAGTAACTGCGCCATGATTTGTAATGGTGTTGACAGTGATGGTAGAACTGTAAGGAGATGTGGTAACTGCTGTAAACGGGTTGGTTAAGGTAACAGTTGACCGGATTGGCGTGATGTCGTAATAAGGCCCGCCTTGATTGACGTAGAACTTAAGATTGGTTCCAACACCAATTAAGTTTTGGCCTGACAAAGTAGACCAACTAAATAAAGATCTACAAACACCCTGATAGGTATTTAAAGATAGCGGAACCCATCCGCCAATCTTTTCTGGGAAACCTTGCCTGAACCTTACTTTATCGCAGTCATACCAACCAGCAACAATTTGAAAGTTAGGGTTGACTGTGCCTACCGTCTCAGAAGTATATTGAGTTTGTTCCTTGTTTACACCGGGTCTGAAACGGATAGCTTTAAGCATAATTTAATAGGCGTATGGTCTTGTACCCATTTTATCAATGATAAGCGCTTGCCGTCTAGGTTTATCTGTTTCATGATTGGGTATAGACACGTGTGTCCATCTGTCAAACTCACGGATAACTTGGTCATAGGGTAGTTCGCTGGCAATGATAGCCTTGACTACCTCATCAGGAACAAGGCCCGGAACACGAATATCTGCCGCACACCCAACCCTATGCTGGCTCGAGTCTTTGCTTCCAACGGCATCATTCAAGGCTTTTGACCGAAACGCAGAGTTAACCATGATCGGAGAGTTGTTAAGTAAGAGTTTGATCTCTTCCAAAAAGACTGCCAAACGCATAAGATTTGCTTTTTCAGTTTCGTTAGGTACATTTTCAAGCTCCCTGTGGTCTGTATGTGTAAGTTCTTCAAGCGTAAAGTTTTTAGTTAGTATTGTCATCTTTTGCTCCAATATGTATGCCTGTGATTAAGCCAATAAATCCACCAACAATCGTTTGGAATGCTGGGCCAATGATGTCAAAGACTAACTTGTCGTCAGTCGTAGGATCATAAACTGCAATCATGAACATCCATATCATGCAAAAGACAACGCACATCAAAGATATTGAGGCAATAAGAGTAACTATTTCTTTTAAATCCCATTTCATTGTTTATCCTTTATTTCGTTGTAGATGTCAATACAGGTGTTGAGTTCTCTGATGGCTTGGTCTCCGTCTGCGGTGATGGAGACAAGAGTTTGACTAACCTCTGGGTCAAGTTCGCTTCTCGTTTCTGTAATTCCACTGGGAGAGGAGGGATCTTGGCAGGTTGAAACGGTGCGGGCGGAGAAGCGCAACTGACCAGAAGACAAATCAGACTGCAACTTAGTAACTTCAGCTTTAGCATTTTGTGTGGCCTTTCTTAATTCTTTGGCATGATTATCTGCCATTTGCTGCATTTCTTGTTCTTTGCCACGTTCGATTGCATTCAATCTGGCAACTTCAGCTTCTTGCTCAACATAGGCTGCGTGGTGTCCATAAAAATAAGAACTTAGGACTAACCCTAATATACCGACAAGCACCCAAGGATTCAATAAACTAAACATTATTTCTCTTCCAGTTTCTTTATAAGTTTCTGAACCTTGATCTCAGTCTGCCGTATATCCATATACATCCACATCAGCACAGGCATAAAGAACAGAATCACCGCCAACAAAATTACAATCACAATGACGAAGAAGGAATCATCGTCAGTATCATCATCCACGACCACAGGATCACTAGGGTAACTGCTACCCCGATTGTTACTCTGTGTCTGATTCGG